GGGGGAGGGGGTAAATACCACTTTTAAAGATAATCTAAGTAAATACGCACATATAGGGGGGGGCATAATACCCACTTTTTGCGAGGTTTTAAAAAGTTTTCTATATTTGATTATCAGTAAGTTATAGATGTTTTGGGGGTGTTTTAAAGGGTGTGTTTTGTGGGGGCAAAGCGTCTTTCAAAGAACAAAGCAAACGCTTCGTTGTCACATGGAGCTCACGTTTATGTACCCTTTAATAAGCGCAAGGGCGTTAATTCTACCAAATTCTACATCTTTAGATGCATGTTCAGGGTTTTCTGATACCAATTTAATAAATGGTTCTCCTTTCTCAGATTTTCTGATATATTTTACAACAACATAGTAATCTCCATCAATTTCATAAGATATGAGATACATTTGACCGTAAAATAAATCTTGAATATTTAAAGGCATCTCTTTATAGATAATAATATCTCCTGCTTTTAATATTGGTTGCATCGAATCTCCTGTAACCCTAATAGCACCATCGCATTTAGGTAGATTGGGTACTTGAATATAATCTATAATTGTCTGATCGCTACTATCTAAGAAATCTCTTAAGCCTGCAGATGCTGTAAAATTATATAATGGAACAGATTGCTTATCTTCTTTTCTTTCGTGATATTTCAAAGAACTTAATGATGTCAATAGATGAGAATCGGTGTTTGAAGTATGTTCTTTATCTTCTGTTTTTAACATTTTGCCTCTGCCAGAAAATAACCATTCGTAATTCACATCTTGAGCAAACGAAAGAAATCTTGCAATATTTTCTTCGCTAATGCCATTATTTTGCCCTAATATCCCTCTTGTTGTGCCAGATTTCTTGTAATAATCCGCTTCTGTGATACCTTTTTCTTGTAGATATTGCAAAATATTTTGCTTTATCTGTGATTTTTCTTGTTTTTTTTCTTGCATAATCGAGATTTCTTGTTAACTTTGCAACGTGGTTATAAAAGACCACGCCCCAAAAATACAAAAAATATTAGATATACACATTAATATAAATAATAAAAAAATACAACGATGAAGAAATACATTTTAACATCTGAAAGCGAGAAAGAACGCTTAATGAAGATTTACAAAGTTTGTGAGAAAACTTTAAGACGTGCATTAATGTTTGATGGAAAGCGTGGCTTTTCTGATGCAGCGAAAGCAATTAGGCAAGATGCAATGCTGCACGGAGGAATTTTGATGTGCGACGAGTGCAAAGCAATAGAAACATTTCACTTTAGCGATGGAACGATGATACAAGTTCTTCCAGGTGACAGAATTCTAACAGTGAAGAATAGAAAAGCAGAATTAAGAAAAGGAGCAACACTATTAAAGGCATTTGAGAGTGATTTAATTTCTGAAATAGAAAAGCTTCATGCAGAAATTCTTCCATGCTTACCAAACTACAATAATGTAACTGTTTTATAAAATGATTGAATATTACAACGATAAACTTTGCATCCCTTCAAAAGAATTAATTGAACGTGGATTGTTAAGTGAGCCAAATTATAAACAGATGGCTGCACGAAAGAAGTTTTGTGTTGTACGAAATGCTCGTGGATTAGGCAATTACGCTTTAGTGGCAGTCGATAGTCTTCCATCTGATATGAAAGAAGCTGTTAGAGAATGGTATCCAAATATCGAGATAACACGCCTTGTGAAATGGATAAAAGATAACTACATCTACGATAGAAATGCTTATAATTTCTATTCAGACGAGGAGTTATGCGGTGCAAAGCTTTCACAAAAGCACATCTTAGAATATACCAACAATGCAAGTGTAATTCAATGTGCGATATCACTTTATAATAATGCAAAAGCGCAGCACCAAGTGATGGGTGAAAGATACGACTGGGAGATGATGACACAATGCCTTGATTTGATAAAAAAGGAATTTAATCACACGCTGCCTTCAAGTGTTATTCGCTTTAGAAAGAAAGTGAACGAATTTAAGAAGCAAGGATATAAATGTTTGATAAGTGGAAAGTTCGGTAACCAAAATACCAGACGTGTAGACTATAAAACAGAACAGTTGATTCTTGGTTTAGCTATACAGGGCAATCAACCCTTTGCAAAGCAAGTTCATGACATGTATATTTCTTTCGTTTGCGGTGAAATTGAAGCTTTCGATCCAACTACAGGTGAAATGTTTAACCCAGACGAGTTTGTCGACAAAAAGGGCGAACCTAAAAAATTGAGCGAAGCAACCATAAACTTCTATATGAACAAACCTAATAATAAGGTTTTGATTGAGCATAAATTGAAGAGCTGGACCAGCTTTATGCATGAAAATGCACCACACGTGCATCGCCATGCACCAGAGTTCTCTCTTTCAAAGGTGAGTTTCGACGATAGGGATTTGCCTCGTAAGTTGAAAGATACAAAACTTAGACCCAAAGCATATTATGCTTATGACGTTGCAAGTCAATGTGTAGTTGGATTTGCTTACAATCGCTATAAAACAACTGATATCGTAATAGAGTGCTTTAGAAGTATGTTTAGACTACTTGATAGGCACGGTTGGGGCACTCCTGCACAAGTCGAGGTTGAAAATCACTTGATGACACAATGGAAAGATAACTTCTTAAAAGCTGATGTGATGTTCCCATTTGTTCGTTTTTGCGCACCTCAAAACTCGCAAGAGAAGTATGCAGAACCAATGAATGGTGGAAAGAAGAAAGCTGTTGAACACCGCAATCACTTAGGCATTGGACGCTTTTACGGCAAAGGCAAATGGCGTACAGAAAGCAAGAAGATAAGCGATGCAAGTAATGATTTATACGAAGAAAAGGAATATTACACCTGGGAGCAACTAATATTAGAGGATGCCTGCGACGTAATGGAGTGGAATAATTCTTTACATCCAAACCAAAAGAAGTATAAAGGTATGACACGTTGGCAGGTATTTGAGGCGAATATCAATCCTACGCTTCAACCAATTAATAAAGCTGTTTTAGCAAGATATATTGGTGAAAAGGTAGAAACGAGCATCAGAAGAAACAGCTATTGCAGAGTTGATCATCAAGACTGGTGGTTAAGTGATACAAGCGTTCTTGAAAAACTTGCGCCAAACAACATGAAAGTAGATGCTTACTATATTCCAGATGAAGAAGGTAAATACAATGAAGTGTACATTTATCAAAATGACATGCTGGTTGATAAATTGGAGAATTTAGGCACATTCAACACTGCAGACGCTGAGCAAACAGAAGAGGATAAAGCTATATTCTTGAAGCAACAAAAGAAGATTGCAAGCTTTAGAAAATACCTCGACGACAATTCTATTGCAGATGTTGGTGTTATAAGAGAAAAGGAAACTTATATCGAAGATGAGCAAGAACTTGCTGCAGACGTTCAACCTCTGGAGGAAGAAGAAATAACAACAACGGCAGTAACGGACTACAGCAAACTTGCTTTAAGCGATTATTAAAAATAGCCATGTTCTTAATATAAAATGATAGTATAATTATTTCGGAGTGTGGTTTGTGAAAATAGCACTTCTTTTAAACAAAAACAAACAACGTTCAAATAACATTTAAACTCTATTTAAATATGATTACAAACGACATAAAGACACGAATTATCGAAGCTATTAAAGCTAATCGTGAAAATTATCCAAGTGATGCAAAGCACGCAGCAGCATTAGGTATTAATACTGCAGTGTATAGCGCAGTGAAAAACGGACAAACAGACAAAGTTTTGAGTGATGCTAGTTGGATTGCAATAGCAAGAAGATTAGATGTAGAATTGCGTTCAAAGATTGAATGGAGAGCAGCCAAAACACCTACATATCTTTATATAATGGCACAACTCGAGTTCTCACAAAACTCTTGTACAAGTGGAATACTTTGCGACATTCCAAATATTGGCAAAACATTTACAGCTCGCCTATACGCTTCAAGTCATAAAAATGCAGTATATATCGATTGCTCACAGGTAAAAACAAAGCTAAAACTAATTAGAAAGATAGCTAAAGAGTTTGGTGTGAATAGCAATGGACGATATAGTGATGTGTACGATGATCTTGTGTTTTACCTTCGCAGTATTGATCAACCTCTGATTATTTTAGATGAAGCAGGCGACTTGCAGTACGAAGCATTCTTGGAACTTAAAGCTTTGTGGAATGCAACTGAACGCTGTTGCGCTTGGTATATGATGGGTGCAGACGGCTTAAAGGAAAAGATAAATCGCTCTATTGAATGTAAGAAAGTAGGTTATACTGAAATGCTTTCACGCTATGGTGATAGATATTCAAAAGTGACACCAGACGATGGCAAAGAAAGAGAGAAGTTCTTGAGAGAGCAAGCACACATTGTAGCAAAGCTTAATGCACCTGAAGGAACAGATATAAAAGCAATCGTATTGAAGACACAAGGAGGATTAAGACGTGTTTATACTGAAATAGAAAAATTAAGAACAATTTAAAAGTAAGTGAGATGAAAATATTTGAAATGGAAATGGAGAATGCTTTAAAGGGTATTTACGCAGAAGTAAAGCATACGAACAAAATGTTAGAGACAAGATTTGATAGAGATATTTCTTTTACGTCTCAGGAAAAGTTTGCTGAGCAAAGAAATTCAATGAAAAAGAAATCTACACACACGTTGATTAATTACGAGCAACGCAAGTATGAAGTAATGAAAGATGTTTTTACGAGCACTATTGTAAGAATGCTACTAAAGACCGATGATGTTGCAGATGAATTTATAGAGAGAGTTTTGGAATTTAGCGAAAAGGCTGCAACTAAGTTCGTTGAACGATTAAAAGCTGGAGGTGAAAAAAGATGACTAAGCAAATAAGAGCGTATAATCCTCGTGAAGTTTCACAGAAGAAATATGAGATCATCAAATGGAAAGGGAGATGGCGAGAATCGTTCGGATGCCCAGCGATGAATGAAACATGGTTTATCTCTGGAGCATCAGCACAAGGTAAAAGTTCTTTTGTTATGCAATTAGCAAAAAAGCTTTGCGAATATGGAAAGACTTTATATGTGAGTGCAGAAGAAGGTATAAGGCAGTCGTTTCAACGAAGACTTAAGATGTTTGAGATGAATTCTGTTGGGCGAAAATTAAGCATCATAGAAGATCCAGATATAAACCTATTGAAAGAACGATTATCTAAGCCTAAAAGTCCTCGATTTATTATTATTGATAGCTTTCAGATGGCAAACTGGACCTACCAGGACGCTATGGAACTGATAGAAACATTTAATAAGAAAAGCTTTATTTTTATTTCACAAGAATACAAAAGCCGTCCAATGGGTGCTGATGCTGTTAGATTGAGATATGCAGCAGGCGTAAAGATTAGAGTGTCTGGGTTTATGGCTCTTTGTTCTGGACGTGAAAAGGAAACTGCAGGAGGTGGCGGTTTTGTAGTATGGGACGAAGGAGCGATAAGATATGGAAATAAAATTGCAGTTGAAAAGAAAAACGATATAGATAATGAAATAAACAACAACGATGAGTAAAGTAAGTGAAATAATTAATTTAACAACACCAAGTTTTCCTGGAAATTATAATCCAATAAGCACTGCAGGTTTTGTACGATTGAACCAAGATTGCAAGACAGTTGCAAAAGAACAAGTTGTAAGTGAAAATCACGTCTGCAATAAATGCCAGGGCAATGGATATTTTTGGTCTCACAACTCATATAATGAGCCAGTGAAAGAGCCTTGTTTTATGTGTGGAGGGACTGGAGTTCTGGATGCAGTAGTGACAATTGAATGGAAGCAACAAAATACAAATAAATAATAAGTAAAGATGAAAAATATTTTAACGAACATCGCAAGTTGGTTTAGAACTACTTGTGAAAATGAGAAAAAGACAAGAAGAATTGAACTTGAGAATAGAGTTTGCAACGATGCAAAAGTAGCAATTCAAATTACAGAATACAATGGCACTTTGTACGTTTGCCACAACGACTTGCCTTTGATTCCTGTTGAGAGTTTAAAAAATAGCGTGAATGACACTTTAACTGTTGCACGTCAAGTTTATGTAGACTATAAATTATCGCAATATGAGAGGTAAATTTTATTTCGAAACAAGATGCGGAAAGAAACATCCAAAGTGGATTAAGCTACTTGAGCAATATTTTCGCTTTATTACTTCTAAAAGCAATGAAAGCTTTACGTGGATTACGCTTTGCGCTGAAATGAACGAGGAACTTCTTGCAATTAAAAAGCGAACAGTTCTGAATGAAAAAACCAATCTCACTGCAGAGATTTGCGAAGATAAGGATGAGTACTCAATTGAGATTAAAAGAAATCAAGTGACAATGGCTGTAATCCGATTTAGAGAGAGTTAGAGAATGAAAAAGATAAATAATTACAAGTATTTCTACTTTCTTCTTCGCTATATCTATACGGACAAAGAAGAGCAAGAAGAATATAAAAGAGCTCTTATTTCACGCATCACAGATGGAAGAACAACAAGCTTAAGAGAGATTGATGATCGAGAATATTTCACTCTGATAAATCAACTTGAGGACATTGTAGGAATAAAAGATAAGATTAGGAAAGAGAGAAGCGCAACATTAAAGCTTTTGCAAAAAGAGTTCAATGTTGACACAACAAACTGGAATAAAGTTGATGCAATTTGCCTTTCGAAAAGAATTGCTGGAAAGCCCTTCAGATTTTTAAATATAATGGAGCATGCAGCCGTAAGGCAAAAGTTATATAGCATTCTTTCAAAGGGTGGTTTTAAAGCCAGAAAGAAAGACATCTTACAAGAACTTCAAATTGTGATCATCAGAGAGAACGCAAACAAAAAGAACAATATTAACAATCAAAACAAGTATAATTAAATGGAAAATAAATCAATGTTAGCAGGTTTAACTGCAGAAGAAAAGAAGCAACTACTAAAAGAGTTGCAGAACGAAGAAAAGCAAGAACGTGTAGGAAAGCGCAACGCTTACGAAGCTTTGAGAAAAGAACTACTTCTACAAGTTGAATCAAAGCTATTAGCTGTAGCAACAGATGTAGCACTTTTTAAAGACTGGTTAAATAAAGAGTGTGAGTCATTTAAGGAAGTTATGAGTGAATATGGACAACTCAAAAAAAGTGAGCAGCGCAACTTTACACTTGTGAATGGCTCTTTCAAATTGGAAGTATCTTCGAATAGTGTAAAAGGCTTTGATGAACGTGCAAATATCGCAGCAGAAAGACTTGTGAAATATCTTGAGGAGTATGCAAAGAAAACCGATAAAGGCACTGCTGATCCAATGTATCAACTTGCGATGACACTTTTAGAGCGCAACAAAGCAGGTGATTTGGACTACAAGTCAATATCAAAGTTATACGCACTGGAAGATAAGTTCGATAACGAATATGCAGAGATAATGACATTGTTCAAAGAAAGTAACGTTGTTCAAAAAACAGCACTTAACTACTATTTCTTCCTGTTGAATGATAAGGGTGTCTGGACAAAAATAGAACCATCATTCTGTAGGTTATAGGCTTTAAAGGTAAGAATAAATGAATGTGGGTATTACGTGGGTAATACCCATTTTTTATTGCTGCAAGTAGAATTGGGTATTTTTTGGGTAATACCCAGTTTGCATTGTTGGAAATAAAGTTGTATGCCGTTTGAGGGCTTTATTTATGGGCTTTAAAGTAAGGATAAATAAAGGTGGGTATTGCGTGGGTAATACCCAGTTTTCATTATTGCAGGTAGAATTGGGTATTTTTTGGGT